TCCGCCTGGGCCACTTCCTTTTTTAACGCTTCCTTTTCTGCAACCTTTGATTCAACCATCTTTGCATTCATCGTTTGAGCCATTTTCGTGCATTCTCCCGCACTTTCAATGTTTTTTGATACCTTGGTTAGCAACGCATCAATTTCGTCAATTGTAGGGCTTTGTTTTGCGTTTACGCTTGTGAACAAATATCCCGTAATGAATAGGGCCGTGAAAACAATCAATGCGTTTTTCATAGTTTTTTCATCGTTTGCATTATACGGATCTCGGTCATGGCACTTGCCAAACACGAATCCGACTTTTTAAGGGCGTAACTCAATTTGTCAATCTTGATATCCAACGCCTCAATCTTTGCATTGGCCTTTTCAATTTGTTCTTTGTACCCCGAACGCAAATCAATATAAAGATACCCCACAGCCAACAGCATACAAAAAGCAACGGCAGCAACTGGATTCTTCCTAAATTGGTCGAACGAAATGGGCAAGGCATTTGGTTTTACTTTTGGGGCGGTCATTACTCTTTTTCTTTTATCGTATTTTCATACGCATTGATAAGAACTTTGATTTCATCAAGTTGCATCAACAAACCCGCTTCTTGTTGTTTGAGTTGCTCTAAGCGTTGTTGCAATTGTTCCATTATGCTTCTTCTGTTGGTGTTTCAACCACGGCTTCCGCAACGGGTTCTTCAACTGGAACGGGCGCAATGCTCCAAGTGTAAGTTGCGATGTTTGCATAGTAAGTGTCAACGCCTAATACCTCATCGGCACTTGGGTCATTTACTGCTAATACACCACGCCAAAAACTTGATGCGATTACAACGCCATCCTTTACTACATCCGTAGTTTTACGAACTTCAATCGTGCCATCGGCTTTTACATTAAAAGCACTGATGTAGGTTATTTCTTCTATCATGATTTTTATTTTTTAAGATTATACGAAATAGGTTAAACTAAATATAATATCACTACTATTACTAAACTCAGTATCTGTTAAATCTGTAACAACACCAATATTACTTACTTGTTGTAATCTGATATGATTTGTACCTATATTTGCATAAGAATTTAAAGCCCCTAAAAAACTAATATTAGTTATTCTTGTTAGAGGCGTACTATAATAACTACTACTGCTACCTCCAACAGTAAATGGTAAACCACCAATTAAAACATTACCAGTTGAACTTCCCTTATTCACTAAACCCATAAATCCAGTTACTGTTACTTGTCTACCGATTTTAGTATATTGTCCAGTATTTGCTCCATAAATTATACCCGTAGAACCACCACCAAAACTTAAATTCATCGTCCACGTCCCCTCCTCATAATCATCCAACGCGTTAGCGGCTGCGGTATCGCCGTTGAAAGTTATGCCGTTGTTGGTTACGCTTGCCTTGGTTACGCCTGCAATACGGAAGTCCAAAATACCATTTGAATTCTGAACATTCATAATGTGGCTTACGCCCGTAAGTCCCGCATTATCAGCACTTGAAAAAGTCAAAGAGCGACCACTAATGGTTCCTCCACCAACACGCAAGTATTCTCCTTGATTAACAGCAAGCACCTCTAAAGTAGTCGCAGGAGCAGTCGTTCCTATACCTACATTTCCTCCTGCGGTGATACGCATTCTTTCATTGCCATTAGTCCATAATGTTATAGGCGTAGTTGAATAACCACTTAACACCATCTTATCAACTTGAAAACCGATATCCCCATAAGCGGTATTGCTATTTTCAAAATCAATAACGGGATAACCATTTGTTGCACCAATTGTTAAAGTTTGATTTGGTGTATTTGTTCCTATACCAACTTTGCTTGTTGACATTGAAAGTGGTGAATCATTGCCTAAGCCATCACTCAATACTTTTGCCGTTGCACTTAGCGGTCCATTATCGCCTACCTTAATTAAGGCGTCGTAAGTTGTTGCGGGTGTTAAACCCGTTAAAGAAGTTCCCATATTTTTATGAATTCCAAAGTTCGTTAATTGATTGCCATTGTTCTACAATAAGTTGCCATTGTTGATTTGCAAAATCAGGTGATGATTGTGCGAATCTCTGTCGGCCTACGCCTACGCCAATACCAACCCACATGATTAGATTGTATAAAGGATAATTGATCCGCTTGCCAAAGTGATTGAACTAATCCAATCGCCATCGGCTACACAAATAAATGCACCTTGGTTGATTGTGTTGCTCGTTAACCCCAATGATGTCATCAATGATGCGCCATTTTTGTCCAAACACGCAGATACTACGCAGTCAAAATTAACTACAAATCCACGGAATTGACCCGTTTTGGCACTTGTATTTGACACGACTGTACACCCCGTGTAACCTGCCGAAAATGCTGATGCTGAAATACTCATATCTATAAAACGATTTTAATTTGATTTGTTAGGGGTTACGCGATACATTGCCCACACCTTGCGCCCACAATGTGCCATCGCAACACTTTTTTGAATAGGTGTTTTTGTCTTTGCATAAACACGCCCGTGTTCCACCGCCTTGTGGTGAACTCCGTGATGGTGTTTTCCATCCGTTTTGGGTGTTGTTGGGGTTGTTGGGGTTATTCCAATTGCTCATTTTCTTGTAATTAAAAGTATCAAAAATAAAAATGCCAATAACAATGCCAAACCAACACCCACCATTTGGGGCAAACTGATTCGTTCTTTGTATTGGATTTGTGGTGGTAGTGTAATTGTCTTGGTGTATCGGATGGTGTCGGCCTTTACAACTGTCTTAATTCTTATTACATCGTGATTGCGGTATACAATCGTTTTTACGCCATCTTTTTCAATTGTGAGGGTATCAATCGTTTTTGTGTTGAAAGTGTCTGTAATGGTCACGGAATCGCGTACAAAGATGGTATCAATGCCATACACACTTATTTGTGCCATCTCTGGGCATTTCTTGATGGCTTGTTTCAAATGATACTGCGCAGAACACCCCGTCAACATCACCAATATGATAGTCGCCTTGGTAAACAAATCACAATTGGCGGGTTTCACGATTTTCAATTCCGTGAAGTATTTGGTCAATTTCTTAACCTTTTCATCCTTGGGCTTGTATGTCTTTTTTACAAATTCCATGAAACATAGTTGGATGGGTTCGTGTTTGGGTATTCCCCCGCTTCTTGGTTTTCGGTATACTGTGAAAATAATTGTGGGTAGTAACTCAAATAATCCACAACCCTACGGCGATAAGTTTCGGCGATGTTTCTTTGGCGTTGAACCAATGAATCCAATTCGCTTTTATCGGGCAATGTGGTGTTTTCGGGTGAGTTACGCAATATACCCGCATTGGTTACCTCATAACCATGAAACAATAACAAATCGGCCATGGCATAATGAATCAACATCGGTTGTACATAGTGTGAAACCAAGGTTTGGTAATTACCCGTCAATGTACCCGCTTCAACCTGGGTTAAAATGTACCGATACAATTTTGTTCCCAACAATTCTTGAACTTGAATATCTTGGGCGATTTTCACGAATGGGTAGATTTTGTCTACATCCACATTACCACCCAATTGGGTATACTTAAAAATCAACTCTTTGTCGATTAATAGAATATCATCGTTTGCGTACATCTTATTTGTTCTTTAATGATCCTTTGTTTGGCATATCAATGGGCCTTGTTTTGGCGGTATCCCACCCGCTTGGTGAAAATGGTACACCCGCCGCGTTTGCTGATTTGTTTGAAACCTCTTTGTAGTTTTCCAAGTTTCTATTATCACCCGTTTCATCGGGTTGTTTTGGTAAAAACTTTCCTTTGACTTGTTTGCGTTTGAATGTCAATCGTTCCCATCGGTGGTGGCAATTAACCCCGCCTTTGTATTTCCAAATTGAATAGGTCGATTCCCCTTGTGGTGCGAATTGTCCGTTTACACCCGCATCACCCATAGCAATAATATCTTCACGGCGATAAATTACTCCCCCTTTGGATTCTTGAACCATTGCAGTACAAAACTGCCTTGAATTGTTGGATACGAAATTAGGGCCGTACCGATAACGGATTTTGTAAACCCCTTTATCATCACCACTTTTTTTATTGGGGTTTTCATAAGCAAGGTTAAATTTTAATTCTTCATCGGCATCCGTAACTTCACGAACATCAATGAGTTCCCACTCATCCGTGTTAATTGTTTCGCCCTTGCCTTTCAAATGTTCCAACCAAGAATTTTCATCCTCGATGGTCATATCCTTTCCTTCAAAATACGAATAACAAATGGCCGTGGCTTGGTCGGTGTCTTTGCCCTCACGAACTACAATCGGAATGCAACGCCCCAAAAAATCATCTTTGGATTCACCCGCATTGGGTTTTACCAATTCAATCTTTTTTTTTTCGGCTGACAATGATACGCCCGTTTCTTCCTCGCGGGTTTCATCGTCAATGATGTTACCACTCAAATCGGTAAATTCAAGGGGTTGTAAGGTCTTGAAATAAAGATTCAAATTGTACCCATTGAAGTTCAACACCTGGGTAACGGCATCAATAATCAATCTTTGGAAAGGTCGTACCACAACATTATCAAACAAGATTGATGCGGTTTTCATTTCCTCGGCATTGTTTCCGAATCCACTATTGTCCTTAATACCCAACAACATCGGTGAAACCACGCGGTGCGATACCATGATTTTTTGCATGGCTTCACCACTCAAAAATTGATATTGGTTGTGGGCATCACTCAATTGAACGGGTGTGATATCCGCTTTGGAATCTTGACCATCGTTCCATGAAATAATAAACCGACCTGCATTGGATGAACCACCAAACTTTTGTTTGATTTGGGCTTCAACTGTATCTTTTACCTCTGCGGGTGGTTGCCCATTGTTGAAGTTTATCAACATTGAAGGTGCCAAACCATTCATGATGTTGTTGATGTGGAAATTGGAAATCTCCGCTTCCAAGTTGGCATATTGCGTACCTCCTTGGTAATCCACGGGTGCGAAGTAAAAAGAACCCGTTGAATATGGTTTGATTGTAAGGATACATTCGTTTGCGTTTTGGTCGTAACCAAATGCCCTAAACTCAATTGGCGTATGGCCACGCTTCAAATTCGCCCAATCGGGGCAATAATAATACTTTTCAATTTCACCCTTTTCGTTGCACTTTGCGGGGCGAAGGGTTTGTTGTGGAAAGTGTTTGGCTTGTACATACTTTTTGCGATCCTTTGACTTCACCAATTGGAACGATGCTTGGCCCAACATTTTCAAATCCATGGCAATGGCACGGATGCAATCGTTGGAAAACATCTTTTTGAATTCAATGTATCCCGCCAAATCCCGTGATGCCTTGGTTACTTCCAACCCCTTACCAAAAATTTGGTCAACTGTGCCTTTGATACACGCGTTGTTGGTTGGTGATGAATGGTACAAATCAATCAAATACTGATAATAGTTGTTATCATCGCCGTATTGCACCCAATCTTTGTTCTTTTGCTCAATGATGGATGGTGCGGTGTATGATTGAAGTTGTATAAATTCTAAACTCATAATGTTTTCCAATTAGGTGTACCTGGGGCGGTTGTTGTAAATTGCTTCCAAGTGTTGTAAATGTTTGTTGTTCCCGTAATCCAATATCCCAATACCTCCCACATCAATACATTGCCATTGTAAACCCGAAACAACAATTCATCGGTATTCTTTGCCACCGCATTGATTGATGTCAATGTAGGCAATGCCATGGTGATGAATGAATACGACTTTACACACGCCGTGGTAACTTGTACCATTGTTTTGGTGGGTTTGTGCCACACCTCAATTTTTGCAGTCGCTACACCCTCAAAATCCACGAATGGTGTGAATGTTATGTTGGTGGATGTTCCGTTGATGTGCATACCTACAAAACGCCATTAATCGTTTTTGTTACAAATGAAAAACCCCCACCAATCGGTGAGGGCTTCCATAACTATAAATCCAATCTAAATTAAGCCGCGGTTTGAATGGTAATAACGCTACCCAATTCAGCATAAGTATCGGCATCAACTGCCATTGGGGGGTTTGGTTCGCTTGACATAAAAGTCAAAGTATTCAAACGAGCATCGCCCATTTGTACGCCCCATGCACTTGAACCACCATTGGCATCACAACCAAGGGTTGCACCAATCAACCAAAATTGGTCGTTTCTATCCCAAACGATGATTTGCCATCTTCCCTGGGTTAAAACTTTCAATTGATCCATGTCCGAATCACCCGTTACGGGGGTTTTCCCGCTTGGTTTGAATGACAAAGTAAAGGTTGTTTCATACGCTGATGTTCCGTTATCACGCGAAGCAATCACGGCGGTTTCCAATGTAGACAAACCTTTCAACTCCCAAAAGTAACCCGTTGATTTTACGGGTGGGGTTGCACCATTGTTGATTTGGGTAACCAAACCAGAACCATCGGTTGTAATGGCGTTTGCAAATTCAAATGGTACGAAAAACGCACCTTTCAAACCACCAACGAATTGTTTACATGGTTCGTATCTTCCTAATAATGTTCCACAACTTGGCATTTTTTTATATATTATTTGGTTAAAAAAAAGGGGTGGGTGTTAGGCCCACCCCGTTATTTTATGTTTTACCTCAAATTAGGTTACATTAATTACAACTTGTTGAGTTGGGTTGGTAGCAATGATACCACCTGTGAAACGCATGATTACACGAACATTCTGTGAACCATCGATATCGCTCATGTCGATAACCTTCACTTCGTTGTAGTCGCTCAACAAACCAGTTCCAAAGTGCAAATCGCTCTTCATACCCAATACACAATCGTAGTCGTTAAGACCAGGACACATGGTTACGGGGATACCTTGGAAGTTCATTGGCTTTTCACCAACATAGAATTGGAAGTTGTAGTTACCAGCAGATAATGCGGCTTGGTATGCTTTCATTGTGGCGGGGCCAACATAGTATTGGTAACCTTCTTTGCCGTACAATGCAGCGGGTGAGTAATCCAATGCTTCTTGCAAACGAGCAACAACATTCGATCCACTTGTTGCACCAGAGAATGGGCGTACAATTGCAGAGTTATCAATCAAGTAACCTACCATACCATCTTGACCAGCAACGATGGCGGAATCATACCAAAGGTTTGATTTCCAAATACCCAATTCGTTTGCTTGTGCTACTTCGGCAGCGGTTTGAGCCAACATGAATTCTTCAAAAGTTGCGGGAAGTTTCTCAAATGCGCTGAAACCCGCTTGTGCTGATTCCCAAGTTGTACGCAATTGGTTTTTACACAACTGCAAGTTCACTTGCTTTTCGATGGTGGTCAACACATATTCGCCCAATGTTACTGAACTTGAATCGGTGAAATCACAAGTTGCATCGGCGATGCTGATTGAATCTTGGTAGTTACGGATAACTTCTTTGAAAGCCACATTGGGGTGCAATGTGATAAGTTCTTTTGCCAAGGTTTCGCCTGACAACAGAGCAGCCGCAATGTATTTGTTACCAAATAAACCCGCGTAGGTGTTTGGCGATACTGTTGGGCCACTCAAATGGGTTTTGATAAGATTATTTTTCATTTTTTGTGGTTAGTTGAATAGTTGATTAAATACACGATCCTTCAAAGTTTCTTCACGCTTTGCACCCAATTTGAAAATCAAATTAGATTCTTTGGTGTTGGCTTCGGGATTGAATGGTGTGTGTGGGGCGGGTTCGGTGGCCAATTTTTCCAATAGTTCTTCGTTTTGTGCTGACAATGCAACCTTTTCGGCTTCCAATGCTGACAAACGGGCTTCAAATTTGGCTTCCAATTCGCTAATTTGCTTACTGAAATAAGATTCTTCCATTTCGGTTTTGCTTTTTACTGTGCGTTTTGGCTTCATCATTTCCTCTTTGATTTCTTCCTTCATTGGCATATCCTCGGCAACCACTTCTTCGGTGATTTCTTCCTCGGTTACTTCGGCTTCTTTCTTGGCGATTTCAACGATTGTTCCGTTTTCATCAACTTCGATGATGTTGCCATCTTCCAATGCGAATTCACCTGCGGGTGCGGCGATTTTTCCATCCTCGGTTACAATAAAAACCGCTTCACCAACTGCGAAGGTATCGGCTTCAAAAATGGCTTGGCCATCTTCGGTTTTTACTTGTGCCAATTCAACCGCCTTTGGTTCTTCGGCCATGCCGAGTTTTACCATAATGCGATCCAAAATTGTTTCTGCGTTCATACTCATAAAACTTTATTATTTGTTAGTGTTAGATTTTTTGTACTCATTGAGCAATTCCTTTACTTCTTCCAATACGCTTGGGGTTTTGCTCATTTTCATTTTGTCGGCAAAGTAACCTTCAATACTGAATCCTTTGAATTTGCCATCTTTGACATCGTTCCACACATCGTCATTGGTTACTTTCAAACAACCCATCCAAGTTCCGATTGGGTCGTTCATACCATAGATTGCAGATTTGTCCTTTTCCATATCCTCTTTCAACCAAGATTCAACCATGCAAACGCCCTTAACTGCCAATTGGTGTTCAATGGTTGCGTTGTTTTGGTTGCCTTTCATCAAAAACATCTGTGATGCTTTGCGTACGGTATCTTTGGAAAAGTAAATGTAAAATTCATCCATAGCCCCATCCACAATTTGTTTGCGGTATATGGGTTTGTCTGGAATAAGAATCGGACCCATTAAGATGCGTTTTTCTGCATCTACCTTGGCAAACTTTACTTCATGGGATTTCAACGCAACAAAATTGGATTCAATGGCGGGGGCTTCCACGATGCTTATCGCATCAATGCCACTTGCCATTTGTTGTTCATCCAATATAAGTTCAACGATTCTCATGTTAAATTTCTTGGCTATAAATTTTCATGGCTTCCGACATCAAATTCTTGGCTTTTGTGATTTCTGGAAGTTCTTGAATGTCAATGCCCAAATCTTTTGCACTTTGATTGTAACTTCTTTGTATTAACTCTAAATCACTTCGAAATTTTAACAATGTGTTATAAGCAGATATTGCTCTTTGTTTAGATTGTTTGATATTGTCCAATTCGGATTTTAATTCTAATGCTCTTGTATTTAGTTGAATTGCCGCTTTTTTCAAATCATCAACCAATGCCATTTCCACTTTAATTGGCTGAACGGCACTTGATGCCATGAATTTTTCAAATGATGTTTTCATATTTTTATATTTTTAGAAACTATATCTTTTGCGATAAGTCAGCAAAGTATCCATTTGTTTTACCAATGTTTTGTATTCATTGCTAACATTTGGATCAACGCCTAATGCTTTGTATGCTGCCTCTAATTTGTCAACCATAGAACTTGATTTCTTGAAAAGTTCCAATCCCATTTCTCCATATCTTTCAATCGCTATTGCATATTTTTCAAATTCTTTTCCATTGGTTTCAATTTCCTTTAAGTTTACACCAAAGTCCATCACGATTTTTTTAGCATCATCAACTAATGCCAATTTAATACCTCTTAATTGCATAACCATATAACGAATTAACCAGGGAATGTTGCGTTTTGTTGGATTCTGCGGTCAAGGGCTTGTTGTGTACTCATGTCCGTTGCAACTGCGTACGCCTTGATTGGTTTTTGTTGTTGACTTGCCAAACTCTTTGCAAGTTGTGCCGATGGATCGGCCGAACCACCCACAATTGACACGCTTGGCCCCATGCTTGGTGCGGATGATGTATCGTTTGCACCTGGTATTGGTGTTGCAGTCATTTTACGCACATTCGCAAAACCCGTGGCGATGATGGCCGCTGCGTTAATGTATCCAATCGGTGTTCCCGCCCCCGCTGACAATGCCTTGGTTGCACCCGCATAAGTGTCAATGATTGCACCCGCAATTGCCAATCCTTTGGCCGCTGCCGTTTCTTCGCCGATGGCATTACCAATTGCCCCCAACGCATTTGATGTGGCATCATACAATGCCATTTTGGTATCAAATTCATTTTTTGCTAACTCAACTTTTTTGGCTTCTTCGGTCTTTGCAATCTCAATACGCTTATTGGCCAATGTCAATTCCAAATCGGTTGTACTTTGCCCCGCATCTTTTCGGGCTTGGATTTGGTTGTTCAATCGGTCAATCTCCAATTGTTGCAACGCATCTTGTAAATCCTTTTCGTTCTTGATGGTCTGGGTGGCCTTCAATTGTTCCAATGCAAACGCATCATCAATGAACTTTTGTTCATCTTGGGCCGCTTTGTCTTGAAACGCTTTCAATTCATCTTGCCGTTTTTTTTCGGCATCCATTTCAATCTTCGCCAAATCCAATTGGTATTTCTTTTCCGCCGCTTCCTTCAAACGATTCTTTTCCTTTGTGGTATACTCACCCGCTTTGATTTCACGAATGGTGTTTTCCTTTTCCAATCGGGCTTGTTCCTCCGACCTTTTTTTATCGTCTTGGATACCCGCCAAGTAATTGGCTTGTTCCGCTGAACGAATGTCTTTGGCTGCGCTTGTTCTTTGGTCGGTGTATTCCTTCGCTTTTGCTGCCCGTTCCTTCGCCGCTTGTTCCGCTTCCGCGTTCAATTTCTTTTCTTCACGATTAAACAATCTGCGTTTCGCTGCCAATTCGGTTTCAGCATTTGCCACGCCAATTGTTGCTTCACTTATTGCCTTTTTACTCGCCTCCGTTGCCCCATTCAATTGTTGGTCAAGTTTCGCCGCCTTCAATCTATCTTGGGCAAATTTCAACTCCTTTGATGCCAAATCGGTTTCACTTTTCCGTACTTGGTCGAGGGCTTTTTTTCTATCACCCAACGCTGCGTTTGAATCCGATAACAATTCACGGGCTTGTGCCAATTGCTTATTTTGGTTTGCACGAAGTTCCGCCAATGCAATTTCTTGATCCTCTAATTGGTCGTTCAAATCGGCAAGTTTACGACCTTGATCCGCTGCGCCACCAAACAAACTTGATACCATTTCCAACGCTGCACCCAACCCATCAACCAACACAACGGCCAATGAAGATACAGTTTCAACCAATGGTTTCACCAACGCCGAAAATGCACCCGTAACACGGGCAACGGCATCCATGCCATCTTCGGTTTTGGATAACGATTCTTTGAGTGCAACAAATATCCCCACCAATGCAGCGATGACCGCACCAATCGGATTGGCTACCAATGCCAACATTGAACGGCCTAACCCCATCAATGATGTGGATGCGTTACCAACCACACCTGGCAATTCCCCGAACTTATCCCCAACATCTTTGAGTTTTCCACCCAACCCGCTGAACGCTTGGGATGCTTTGTTGGTAAATCGTGTAAATGCGTTTTCCGCTTGTTTTACCTCCGATGTATCAACCTTTACTTCGTATTCGATTTCATCTGCCATGACTTGATTTTTCTTTTAATGTGTTTTGTGGTTTGTTTCCAAGTTTGTTTGTATTGGTTTTTGCCCTTGGCGATTTCCACATTTTGTGAAACGCCGTACCATTCTTGGGATTGTGCTAATTTTATGATTAATGTTATCATTTTTTGAGTATTAAAAAGTTGGATTTCAAAATGGTGATGGTGTGCGAACCACCCGTGTACATTTTCCAAACAAATGTTACTTCATCCGTGGGTGCCAAATCCAAAATGGTGTCAATTTGAATACTATGGAAGTTGGAATCCGTGGCCGCATATGCCGTTGTGTTGATGCCGTTAATTTGGATTGCATATTCCAACGACTTGTTCCCACTTTGACCAAACGAAGCCATCGCCGTGAACTTGTATTGCCCACCATCGGTGCATACATATTTTGACGGGTTCAATGTGGCCGTAATGTTTTGCACATACCCGATTGATTCTTCTTCCTCCATGGGGATGGTATCCCACAAGGTTGAATCCGTTGAGCGGGTTGCGGGGTTGTTGTTGTACATCGTGATTTGGTTAAACTGCACGATGGATTGCAAGTTCTCAACTTGATGAACCAATGTCGACACGCTATTTTGGTTGTAGTCCTCATCTTGGTTGGTATCCAAATAATCTTGGCCGTTGAACTTGTACGAATTCATGATGCCTTTGGCCACCGAATAATCCCGCAAATATGTTCTTCCCGCGGGTACTTCAACGGGGTTGGTAAAATCGGGCCGTTGCCCCGTGGTGGTAAACCTCATAATTTCAACATCGGGATATGTTACCAATTCCAGGTTAGCAATCTCCGTCAACATATCGTATTGGATGGATTGGATTTTGTAGTAATTTGATGAAATGGCGATGGTGTCGTTCAATTCAAGGTTCAACCACTCGCCCACGGGTAACACGGCAGTCATTTTAACCACCCTTGATTGCGTTGAATACATACGGGTAAGGTATTCCGTCCAATACAAATCATACATCGTTTTGGTGGGTGCATCACCACGCAATGACAATTCTAATCCAAACGCATTTGAATAACTATTTGAAAGGGTTGGGTAATCGGAATATGGTGTCATCAACGGCATCACATATTGGATGTTGTTGTTGAAATACCACACATCCGACACCGATTGTTTGCCTCCGTAGTAAAACAAGGTATAATCTTGTTGAACGGGTTTGAAATCGGTATCCAAAAACACGGGGATGTTCAATTCCGTTTTACGCACTATTTGCCCATTCAAATTGACTTGGTTCATCGCCTGGGGTGCAATCACATGGAATGGTGTTTCAATGTTAAATTCATCCGTGGGATAATCAATTAACGGCATGAACTTGATTGATCCGTATTCCCGTTTGTTGATTTGTTTGTAGTACGCATTTGCCAAGCAGGTTGATTCTTGGTGTTCCATACTCACATGGCGTGGTATTGGCATTTTATCGTGCTGAATATCTTTAATATCCACATATGGTGACCAATTCTTTGTTGTTCCCAATGCCAACCAATCGGCCAAATTGTGTATTTCAATTTCCTTTTCTCCAATGGGAACTAATATGCAATTGAAACCTTGCAACACCCCATTCACAAAATCTTTGATGGGTTTTTGTGGCATTGCATCCACCATGTTGACCAAGTTGCCATTGATTCCTTGTGGGGCTTTGCTACAATCAAATGTTAAAATACTCGCGGCGGCGATTGTGGAAAATGTGTTGTAACCAATCGTTACTTCATCACCCGTATTCAATGCCAAATTACTTGAATAATATGTCGTTCCAACTGTGTTCGTTTGTTGTACATAAGTATACATTACTCGGCCATTGACCATCACAACAAAACTGATGGATGTATTCAACACCGAAATGAAATTGACATTAATACCAATACGGAATGTGTAATTACCCGACCGATTTGGCGTGTAAATACCCGTTGATGTGTTGTAATTCCCCGATGGGTTTGCACCGATTGTTGGGTAAATGATTTTCGTGTAATTAACCGCCCCCGTTGTGCGGGTTACATAAGTATAAGCCGATACACTTGCATCAAATGTTCCAGGTAAAACATATTCGGGATCGTACAATGGCCCCGCCGTTTGCATTGGCAAAATGTACAAATCATCCATTTCGGGGCGTGATAAAAACGAACCCGTCAATGTAACACCGATTTCCTCAAACACTGTTGTGAGCATCGCCCGTAAACGAATCGCGGGGCGTAAATCATCCACTTCAACACCCCTGGGTTTTAAGATGTTTCCGTTTACCCCCGTCAATGTGGAATACCTCCATTGTTGGTTGTAATCGGCAATCGGCCATAAAATATCACCGCTATATGGGGCTTGATTCCATGTGGTGGTAATGTTTTGCCATTGGGTGGTAATTTGATTCCATGTGTCATCCAATAAACCTTGATCCCATGAAGTCAATACATTCGTGTAATTGGCGATGTGATTGTAATTTGACCAATCCACTTCGTTCATCAATGTTTCACCCCAATCATCCAATAATTTTTTGGTCGTGCCATAAAAAATGATGTTGTACAATTGTGGCAACCCATCCTTGAATTTGCACCCAATCAATTCAACACGCCCTTCAAATACGGGCAATCCGTTGATGAATATGGTGGCATCTTTTCCGATGTTTGGATTCCACGCACCCAACTTGACATTTTCATCAAACCATGAATTAAAAATGGCGTTATTGGTAGCGGATGCGGGTATTTGGAAATCCTTGGTGTAATCCGTCCAAATTGTGGCAAGGTTTGTTAAATCTTTTAATTGCCTGGTTAATGGTACGGATTCATCGTTGAATAAGTCAACGGGCGTTCCGTCAATGGTTATTGAAAATCTAATCGCCATTATCGTACCATTTTATTAATCTTCGGTTGGTTGTATTCCATTTGGATGGTGTACAAAATCAACTTTTCATTCACACGGGTTTTCTTTTCAAATGTGGTGTCAACGATACGGGCTGATAATACCTCGGCACTATCCAACACCAATAAATTGGTTGAATAAAAAATTTGCTCAACAATATCAACATCGTTTTGACTAATCCAATCGGTGTTCACTGTCATCGTTTGCACCGAATTAACCAAATAACTTGTGGTAATTGGCACTCCGTATGTCCACGATTCTGCCATGTTGGTTTGTTTGAATATCGGTTGTTCGTACTTTTCTTTGCTCACCCCAAAGGTTGAACGGAAAACACCATTGAACAAAAACGAATCGTACACCCCGTATTTGTTTAGGAACAACACATCTTGTTGGCCATACTTATTTTCACACACAAAATCAACGGGTATAACCACATCATCGCCCGTTTTAACGAAGGTAATGTTGGCATCCGTACCCCACACACCCCCAGCGGTCATTAGTTGCTTTATTTCGATTCCTTGGATGGTGTTTGCACTCAATCCACTCACCGTGTTTGGGGTTACTGTGGCACTCCCACAAGTGATGGAAGTAATCACGGAAGCATCATACCACAAATACGCGGATGGTGTTGCCGTGGTTAATGTTACTTGGCTTTTATCGGTAAACACATATTTGGTTGGATAGCCCACATTGAACCCTTGGGCCGTGTAAGTATAACCCGCAGTTACCAAAATTACATTTGATGTTACATAACTCGTGTAGGTATCAACACCCGCAACTTTGTATGCCCCACGAACTTTGACCGCCACTCGTTTTGCACCATTGCCGATGTTTGGTTTGTATGTCGGGTTATCCAAAAAGTTTTGTGCTACTTCTTGTTGAACCAATTTGTGAATGTCAATCCATCCACGCCCACTTCCATATTGGTCGGGTTTGCGGTTTATTGTCCAATTCGGTGAACCTGGCAATGTTGTTGTGCCACTCCACACATACACATCGCATTGATAATAGAATGAATCTGCGGTGTATAACGCATCATAAAATTGGTACATTAATGGGGAATAACACCCCGCTATGTCTTGTGGTTGTTCGTTGAATGTCATCGTTTGAATCTTGCTTTTATGTCTTGGGCCATGGCCTTGGTTAATGCCTTATTGAATGATGGTAAAATTTCCTTTCGTGCCATTGTTACAAATGGGAATGGTTCAATACCAAAGTGTTTTATTTTTCTATTCATCATGAACCGCATACCCTCGGCGGTTGCCTTGCTCTTAAATCTTCCCGTTGATAAATCTCGTGGTTGGATGCGTTTCATCTTCGTCCAATTCCGCATTGATGCCAATGGAATGCCCTTGCCTGGCTTCCTTCCGTTCTGCACATAATCGGCAGTTTGGTTCATTGTAATCCCCATGTCCAACCCTTTGGGTGCGGGTTGAATAGAATTCACCAATTGACCAGATGCCACATAATTTCCACGGAATGTTTTTTTGGAAACGGAAATGGGTGTCCAACCTTCACCAACCTTTTTCCACTTGGCACGGATTGAAGTTCGTGGGCGTTTTACTTCCAACAAGGTACGACACGCAATCGCCCATTTGTTGGAATACTCCGCAACAACTTGTTCGCTATTTTTATACGCAATCGCCATCCGTAACCCATGGGTTAATTAACTCAATTCCAACTGTGATTTGGTAACCCGCCAATACCGAATCCAATGTTTCCACAAATGGTTGAAAAGTAATGGGGCGTATGTATTGGATTTGGTTAAAATAATCTTGTTCCGTTTTCCATAAACCCTTTGAAAACCTTACATACAAATCTTGTAAAATGTTCGCATAGTTTTGATTCTCGGTGTATCCGTATTGGCTGTATTCGGTGATTAAATTTTCTTGTTCGTTTTCCGTTTTCAAGAAGTTCACCCTATCCGCCACCATGATATTCATTTGGATGGTTGCAACCT